TTCCTCCATATCCGTAAGCGCGGCGCAAACACCGTTTTCCAGCTCGTGCTTTCGCCGGAGCCGGACGAACTGCTTCCCTTTGTGTACGAGTAGCCCCCGAAAGATTCGCTTTGATACGGGCTTTGTACGGCCTCGGCGTTCTTCTCCTGCCATGTGTTGATTTCTTCCAAAATCGCCAGCACCTCCGGCGGTACGCAGACCTCTGTCACAATGCCCGTGTAAGTTTCATTTCTGAGGTCGCTGTTCCCGTATACATGGATGCCGTTGTTCCTTCGGCTCCCCTCAATCAGGTAATACTCGCCGTTTTCGAGGCCGGGGAGGGGCAGGCGCTTGTCCGTGATTTCCTCGCCAAAAAATTCCCACTTGTCCCCGGTAAAAAAATTCCGCAGATACATAAGTAGCTCATACAAGCTCACACTCACAGCCTGCCCCATATTTACCCCTCCTTACTGGCCTTTGATGACGGCCAAAATATCCGCTTTGTTCATTGCGGCGCTGACCCCGGAGATACCGTTTTCTTTGGCGTACTCCAAAAGCTGCGCTTTCGTCATTCCGTCAAAGTCCACGGTCTCCGGTGCGGTTTTGTCAGCTGTCAGAGCCGCCCTTAACCCCCCGCGTTAACGGTCACAACGGCAATGCCATCCAGATACTCGGCCCACAGAGCCATACCCATAATGGCGTAGCTTTCGCCCACGGCAGTGCTATAGTTGCCCTGTGCGTGGAAGCCAATCAGGTTGGTTTCGCCCTGCACGGCGTACTGCAGGCCCAGCTTGGCAAACTCGCTGTCGCCGGGGTCGGCATAGTACAGGTCAATATTCTCCACAGGGGTAGCGATTACGGTGTTCCGTGCAATCTGCGCCGCAGGCAGCAGGAACAGCGTGGAGTAGCCCATGAAGTCCTTGACGTAGGTCAGGCCGAACTGGTTCTGCACGGTGATGTTGGCAGTGCCCAGATAGTCGTATGCGTCCAGAATGTTGGCAAAACCGACGATCTCGGTAACATCCTTCTGGATGGTGGCGAACTTGTTAAGCACTTCGCCCTGAGCCTTGGCAAGCGCCGCCTGCCAGGTGGTAGCCGTTGCGGTCAAGCTGCCGGTCTTCAGGAACGTGTAAAACTTAGTCATGACAACGTTCTGCAGCTTGGTCAGGAAAGCGTCATCGGACTTTTCCACGGCGATTTCAGCACCGTACTTGTTCACATCCTCGATGGGTACGGCCTTCGCGTACTTCTCGATGGTCAGATCAGCCTTGCTGGCCTGCGTAATGGTAGCCTTGCTGTAAGGGATAACAGCACCGGCGGGCACAGTGCCGCTTTCCAGCGTCACATCGGCGGTGTAAGAGATCAGCGCAGTGCCGGGGGCCTTGCGGATGGGCCGCATAATGCCCAGGATGTTCCTCAGGGTATCCCAGTTGTCGTTAAACCGGGTAACAAAATCGATTTCTCTCGCGGTAACGCCAGTGTAGACGTTAGGCAGAGAGCTTCTGGGTGCGGTGGTACTTTCAACAGTAGTAGCCATTTAATCTTCCTTTCAGTTCGTTTTTTCCAAACTTGCGGCAATCGCAGCCTGCCGCTCTGCTGTGGACAACACGTACCGGCCCTTGTCGTCCTTCTTGTAGATTTCTGCCCTGCTCGTTGCGCCGCCGGTGGTGCTGGGCGGTGTCTGGGTCTCAGTGCCCTTTGTGGTGGTCTTGCCAATCAGGCCCTTGTAGTCGCCGTTAAGCAGATCATCCAGCGCCTTGCTGTCCTTGATCTTCTCACCGTCCAGCTCAAGGCCATCAATTTCAGCTTTCGCCCCACGGATAACCAGCCCCATGCTCTCGGCGGGAATGCCCTTGCTCTGGAAGTACGCCCGTGCAGCCTTTTCCTTGGCGGCGGCGCTCTCCTTTGCGGCAACTCCGTCTTTGAAATCCTGAAAGTTTTTCTTTTCCGTCTCGTACTTGGCCTTGTATCCGCCGTCAGCGTCTTCCTTTTTCAGATCATCCAATTCCTTCTGAATGCCAGGAAGTTTCTCAGCGTCGGCATTGTACTTCCCGATATCGGCTTTCAGGCCGTCCACGGTATCGGTGTGTGCTTCAATGATGGTGTCCACCTGTTCGTCGGTAAGCCCCATCCCCTTCAAAAGTTTGCGAGTTAATGCCATTGTTTCAGTCTTCCTTTCTTCGCCCCTATTCTTCGGGGACGACTGTGATATAAAAGCCGCTATACTTCGCGGGTTTTACCGAAATAAACAAAAAAGGAGCCGAACAGCACGCAAAATCTACGTACTGTATCGCCCTCAAATCGCGTCAGCGTTTTTGAACGCTTCCATAAGTTTGGGAAACTGGATAGAAAAGAAATCTACCATTTCCTCGTTCTGTGCCCATTCGGAATTT